TGGAATCCATGGGCATACATTTTTACCCACGGAAGATCTTCACCTTCTGGTGCAGGAAGAAAACGAACAACGGCATAACCATTACCAGTTTTATCCATCTCTGGTTTCCAGAGACGTTCATCAGAACCATTAGAAGATGTATTCATCTTCTCCATCTCTTTAACAAGTTTTTGTGTAAGAGAACCAAGAGAAGATTGCTTTTTAAGATCAGAGAAAGACATTAGATTACCTCGGATTTAATTAGATTTGGCCTTTGGGTGCCCGTTAGGGCATCTGCGGTGGGCACTAAACCAATATATTGCAGATGCCCGTCAGTGTCAAGTCTATTTGCTTTCGAATTTATTAATTTGTTCTTTCATCTTTTCAATTAGAGTTTGCATATTGGTAAATATCACATTCATATCGACATTTGCTGGTAATCCCATCATTACAGCAGATTTGGAAATATTTTCTTTCATCTTTTTTGCCTCTGGATCATCAGACAGAGACAGTCTAGTATATAAAACTTTTTGTTTATCTAAAAGTCTTTGAAGTAAATTTACATGTCCCATTTTACCATTATGGTCCATTTGGTAAAATTTAAACACGCTGTTATAAAGTTCTTCTTGTAGTTCTGAAATTTCTGCCATCTCTGCACGAACTACATCAGATTCAAAAAAACTCATAATACACACTCCTTTAAAATCTTTTTATACTTAAATATATCAATATTTAGAAACGAAGAATATTTTTTTATTCTAGATGATATAAATTTCCACACAGGGTCATTTAATTTTTTATCAAATATTTTTACAAAACCAAAAATTTTATCAAGTATAATAAAAGTTTCTAAGGAGATATTATTTTGTAAATGCTGCTTCAATATTTGTGGATGAGATGATCCCTCTATAAAAAACATCTCATCAAGATTAGTTTTATTAAATATATTACTTACTTGCTCTTTAAAATGATATGAAAGTGATTGCTTCTTTTTTTCCCAATCGACGTATCTATCTTCGCCTTCTCTAATTATTTCTCCAATCCACAATGATTGGGGATCATCACAGGTAACAAAATTAGCAACAAAAAAATTTATAACTTCTTTATCACTTTTTTGTCTAGATAATTTTTCAAACCAATACCTATCCTTCCTTTTATAAAAGGACTGTAAAGTTGCCCTACTTTTACCACAATACTTATGATAATCGTAACTATCATTAGTAAAATGATTTTTTAAAGCAAGATATGTTTTATAGACCTCAAAGGGTGTCATAATATAAATTAAAAATCAAAAAATTAATTTAGCTCTGGAAGTTCGTTTTAAGAAATTAAGTTCCATTGCATTATATTTAATTTTTTCTTTTAATGGTTTAGATATAAGTTTAGGGACAGATTCTAAATCAATATTATTCCTATCGCAAAAATGAATAATAGCATCAATATAATTCATATCACTATTGAGATGAACTAAAGACTCAATTTCTTGAGCAAATTTAGTCGGACAAAAAAACTTATTTTCTAATACCTTTTCAAATTCTCTTTGTTCTGAATTACTTTTTGTTTGTTTATCAGGTTTCATATTTTCCCAATTTGTATTGAACAAACTCTCTAATATACTGTATGAGTAGTTTGATGTATTTTTCTTTGTCGTATTCTTCATAAACAATGCATTCTCCATTTTCACAGGACATAATAATTACTAGTTTTTTAACCGTAATTCCAGTTAACTCATAAAGCATACATGCGTATGCTACACACTGAACAAAATAATGTTCAATCCACTCTCTTGGTTTGGGTTTTTTTGAAGTTTTAAAATCTATTATTGCCAATTCCCCATTAAATTCGGCAATACAATCTACTGTTCCAGCAACACCTAATACTTTACTATAGAGAGAAGACTCTAGAGCATGAATATTATTTATCTTATTTAATTCTGGCTTAGCAATTTTAAATAAGTAATCTGACAGAGGTTGAACTTCTGGAAGTTTTTCATTTTTTAAATGATACTCAACCAGAGTATGCATATCAGTACCACGACTTGTTGCTTGTCGTGTAATTTTATCCGCCTCTTCTTCACCAATTTTTTTACGCCAGTTTGCAAAAAACTGGCGATTTTTATGACTAGTTACCGAAGTAATAGAAAATAATTTTAGAAGTTCTTCTCCATCAGGAATTTTATAATAACGAACTCCATCTATAGTCTCCCGCTCTAGCGTGGGAAGATTCAAATCAATATGTTTAAACATTAAAATCCTAGTTCAGTTTTTGCAATAATGTATTCTTTACATAGACCAGAACGAACAATATCTTCTACACCAAATTCGATAATATCAAAAGAAGGCATTACCCTTAAAATTTTCATAAAATCAATAATACCATTACGCTCATTTGTTTTTACAAGATCCGATTGAGTCGCATCTCCACAAAAACAAATTTTAGTATTCTCACCAACACGAGTAATTATACTATCAAGTTCATGAAAATTCAAGTTTTGAAATTCATCAACTATAATAATAGAATTATCTAATGTAGTTCCGCGAAGAAATGATGTTGACCAAAAACTTATCGTTCCCTGTGTTTTTAGATTTCCATATAACATCTCAAACTCAGTATCACTTGGAAGTTGGAACATGTACTTTACCATATTCTTATATGGAATCTGATAAAGAGAGGACTTATCCTCATGATCACCTGGAAGAAAACCAATCTCCCTAGTTGCCACAAGGGAACGTACAATATAAATTTTTTCGTAAGGGTTTCTTTCGTCAAGTACATCTCTTAGTGCATTATAAAGAGTGATAAAAGTTTTACCAGTTCCAGCAGCACCATATGCTACAAGATTTTTATTTTCACCGTATGAAGAGAATAATCTTTTTTGATTTTCCGTCAAAGGATCAATATCTAAAAGTAATTCTGTATTAATAGGTTTTTTTCTTTTCATTTGTTTTGCAGTCATACCAACACCTATTGGTTGATGCTCATCACTTCTTCTTCTTCTTGCCATTAGATTTTCTTAACAAGGGACTTAGGGGCTTTAGACGCTTTTTCAAGAACTTCATTCCAACCAGGATGTTTTTTGATGAGTTGGTCTTTCCATTCACCAACTTCTCCAAGAGAAGCACATCCTTCAGACCAATCTCGTTGCCATTCTGGATTATCTTTATACCACTGAGTGATTTCATGAACACTCATCTCAATGACTTTTTGTTCCCCAGTCTCTTTATTGATGATAGGATAAATTGCCATAAATTACCATAAACTGTAACAATATTTATTCGATCGTAATAGAAGGTGCATCCACGCATTCAGAACAACCTTCACGAGTCCATCCAAGTGCTTCAGACACTGCAGGGAACTGACACGTAAAGATGCAACGAACTAGTTCAGCAATCTCCATGTGTTCCTTCTGTGTACCGTGTGCTGAACGCAAATCAATGTAGTGGATCCAAGAACGCACAGAGCCCGTCATATAGAGTCTTGTAGGGGTCGCCAAGGGCAATACAAACCTTGCACACTCCTTTGCCACACCCTTCTCTAGAAGACGATTGTAGAGTTTTTGAGAGTGTTCAAACAAAACACGAATGTCTTCAAGTAAAACCAGTTTCAGATAATCTGGAATGTCATCAATGCTATTTTGACGGTTCTTTGTATCCTGACGACGAAGTTCAGGAAGAGGAATAGTCTTGTTTAGGAGATTAGTATCAGCATACCGTTGTGAAAATTCTTGATATGTAAATGAACGGTGACGAAGAATTTGTGCTGCCAGTCCACGAGTAGTATTAATCTCAACAGTCATACTTGCCTGTTCAAAAATACTCCAGTGCTGATGTTGAATACAATACTTGAGCAGTCCAGAGAACTTTTCATTCTCTTGATTAGCAGGATTACTTACACGGGCACAATACGCCATGTGTTTTTCTGCATTTGGGGTAACACTAATAAGTTTTACTTCTGGTTTCATAAACTCAAATTCATCAATCTGATTATTCATCTTCGTCTCCGTCATAAAATACTTCGTCGTAATCTGTAATTTGAAAGTTAGATTCTTCGTAATCCATTTGATATGGAGTCGTGTCAGAATAAATTTCTGACTTCAGGCATTCTACCAGAGACTCAAGGTTTCTGACAATTAGCTTAACCTTTTCTACATCCATTTTTATCAACCGTTTCAAAGGTAATTATAGTTAAAAAAAAGAGGGGTGTCAAGACCCCTCAGATTTAAACATTTTTTCAAACCATTCCACTAGATGAATACGATAACATGACCAGTATCGACACCCACGATATGTTAAAAGATAACAAGCTGGACTTCTACTGTCCTTATCCATATCATCATAGTGATAATGGTAATCTTTCATTATCTATTGCCAACTAGTTGGGCAAGTGATGCTTCATGACGACGTTGCTCTTTTTGCTTCTGCTCTTTAATGAGTTGAAGTACATTAAGTTTTTTCATCACTTATGACCCTCCTTAGTAAACTTAACACCACGATAGGTTTCGTTATACTGTTGGGGTTGCTGCATCATCTGCTGTTGGTATTGAATACGCTTTTCGGTATTATATTCAACGCCGCGATATACTACTTTAGACATTAGAATTTCCTCCAAAGAAATGAGATTTTTAGGTCCCGTTCCTTCGGGCGGTTTGCGTTCGCTATTTGCGAATAGCGAATGAACGTACCGTTCCGCCGTCCTACTTGCGTCAGAGTTTCCTCTGATGAACGTAAGGTCATCATAGACCTCTTGACGTATTTAGTCAAGAGGTCTTGTATAATACTATACAATTATTAGATCAGATAACTTTTTAGAATTATATATTAAAAAATTTCGACATCTTAAATGATATTCATTTAGCTTTTCTTCGGGCAAATCTGCTGGATGACATTCTTTGTCTTGGTCAGAATACAAATCTATAATTAAATTTCTATATTCATCGTTGATTTTTTCCACAACATCTTTAGTATCATCTGAAAAATTATAATCAAAGATATTACACAAATATTTAAAATGCTCTAATGGAGATGGATGTCCTTCTACATAATTTTTATGGAAGATATTTTTGTCATTATAAGTTTTTATTCTAATATCATTTTTCCACAAAACCTCAGAATAACTAGGATATATTTTATCAATTATATTTTTATAATTTTTTTTTAATTTATAATAATTTTTATTAGTATGCAATTTATCATTTAATAAGTTTTTTATCGAAAGAAAATGGTATTGTGTTTTATCTTTCAACAAAGAATCTACAAGTTTTATATTAGACAAATCTCTCATTAAAAAATGAAAAATATCTGCTATTTTTTCAACAACAACTTTATCGTATATTGTGTTTGGTGAGTATATGTTGCCGTGGCATTCCCATCTATCGGTTATCCACCTATCTTCTCTTGTGATACTTGTCCAACAAACAATTACAAGATCATCTGAATTAAAATTATAATGTTGATCTACCTGAGAAATAATATTTGCTATGTATGTATTACCAGATGCACATTTACCAAAATTATAAAATTCACATCCAGTAGTTTTATTCAATTCAAATCCAAGTATATTTGCCCACGTTGCCCAAGCATAATCAGTAAAACTACACCCAAAAGTAAATAATCTTTTTGGAGAACTGGAATAAAGATTTTTTTTATTCATTATTTTTATACTATAAGAAAAATTTAATTTATATCAAAAAAGAATACTTGAGTAAGTCTTCCAGTTTCTACAGTATCACCAAAACCAGAAACTAAACTTCTATGAAATAAATCTCCTCGGTATAATACCAATCTATTATAAACATTCCCAATTATAGTGACCAAATTTTGATTTTGATCATATATTCCTGTCCCAGAATTTACATCAGCATTTGGAGTTAAATACAAAACTCCTGCCCATTCGGAATCATCTTTATGTATCCAACTATCATCATTTTCAAAGCATAGTTGAAATCTAAAACAATCGCGGTCTTTTCTAAAGATAATATTACTTGTTCCTAAAATTTTTGTAAATTTATCTTTAACCATTTTTTGATAATCTTTATCCGCAGCATCACTCCTTAGTCCAGGGAATGTTCCAGAATGTATGAATGGTATTTTTAATACAGATTCTCTCACTAAATTTGGATTATCTAAAAATTTATCTACTATGATAGTATCAATATTCATCTCTCAATATAACTTAATGTATGATTTTCAGACTTTAATTGTTCAATTATAATATCACATCCTATTTTAGGGTTAGATGTTCCGCACGTATAAACATCGCAAGCAGCCTTTCCCTCTTCTGGCCATGTATGAATGCTAATGTGACTTTCAGAAAGTAAACACAAAACAGTTACCCCTTGAGGGTCGAACTTTTTATAAACTGTCTGCAATACTGTAGCTCCACTAGCATATGCAGCATTTTCTAAAAGATCTATTAAAAATTCTGAATCGTTCAATAAAGAAAAAGAACACCCATACAAATTAAGTAGATAATGCTTGCCCATTCTAAACAACGAAAAAAAAGATTATTTTATATTTAGATTCATTTAAAAAGAGTTATTGTACAGATAAAAATCCATATCATATAACTCTAAGAATGAACTATTCTTCATACAATATCTGTTTAATATTTGATAACAAAAATTATAATTTTCCAATTTAAATTTATATTTTTCAATGGGATTATCATGTCGCAATTTAATATATTTTCCCACAAAATCAGATATTTTTTCTTCTAACTTCTCATCCATTTTTATAAGAGATAAATCAATGTCATACTTAAAGCAAAAATCAATAGATGATAGTTGAGGTCTTGTATGCCCATCAAATATAAATTTATTTCTTTTTAACTCAAGCAAAAATTTTTTTCTAGATCCCTTTATATCACCATCAAAATCTACACCAAGATCTTGATATATGTTTATGAATTCATTAATTCCAGAAATCCATCTAGTTTTTGGATCTCTAATAATAGTAAAAAATTTATAATCTCTATATTCTTTTGGTATATCAATATCAAATATTTCTTCTTTCTTTGGTTTTATATAAACTGGTTCAAAGTTTAAAGAATTTTTTATTGATGTAGATGCATTTTTATATATTGGAATATATGCTATTTTAAGTTCATCCAACTTATAAAAAACATCGGTTTCCCCGATAGCATCAATATCCAATTGTTCTTTAGGAAAATAATTAAATGATACTGAATTATAAACAGTATCATTGTATTTTTTCCAATCTAAATTAAGTATTTGGTCTTTCCATTTAGGAGATATCATCTTCACCGTATTCTTCTAATAAACTAGACACTTTTTTTTCGGTCCCATCAAGTGTCATAATTTTATATAATGAAGACTTCATATATTTTTTTATTTTTTTATACTCTTTAATTAATTTTGTAACTTCATCATCATTAACTATTACTGTTGCTTTATTCTTTTTATTCGGAGTTCCACCAAATCCTGTTGTCATTTTTTCTTTTTACCCTCCTTAGGTTCAATTCCCCAAAGTTTTGGATTAACTCTACCATCAGTCCATTTTATAGACTTTAAACCTTCTCTATACCTATCCCAATAAATATCAAAAATATCTGCACGTTTATTACAGATAACAATATCATATTGTAGATTATCTTCTTTGTAATATTTTACAAGATAGGAGTTTAATGGCAAAGTCTTGTCCTTTGCCAAAGATACATCACAATTTTCATGAATAATTTTACACATTAAGAGCGACCTCCCCAAACAACATCGGGATATGCTTCTTTAACAAGGTCAAAGGTGATTTTATATCTATCAGTTAACTTTTTATCTTTGACTAAGCACATAATTTCTGCTTCAAGAGGATGAAGTCCTTCCAGCATTTGAATGAACATAGTTTCTCTACGTAAAGAACTAAGTGCTGGATTTCCGCCTTGAAGATAATTATAAAAGTTTTGATATTCATTTCGAATAGATGTATGTCTTTCTCTGATAAATTCATCTGCCCTACTCAAACCTTCCACTTTTGCAGATTTAGATAGAGACGCAGACAAGGTATCATTAAAAGAAGATTGCTCTTCTACGCGAGAATATGGAACTTCACCTACAGGTAAAAGTGAAATAATAGATTCATCAAAATTCCAAATCAATATAGATACCAAAGCATCATTTCTATATTTTTTTAGAACTTCAACCTTATTAGCATTCGACCTTTGTTTTGATGCTAGTTCTAAAATTTCAAACTGAAAAGCATTAGGTTGAAGTTCCGTAATTGTAGATTTACTAGTTCTTTCAGTCGTCTTCTTCGTCTTCGTAGTCGTCATAACTGTTTTCAAATCGTACTGCTAAAATTTCGTCTGGAATAACATTTCCGTTTTCATCAAACATTTCGGGATGTGTATATGCGGTATAATTTCTTTCAATTAAATACTGTTTTACCATCCATCCGCATAATCCACCAACAAAAAAGAACATAATAGAAATTAATGTTCCTAAAGTAAGAGTTACTGCTAACATTTTTTTCTCCCGAGAGTTAAATCTTTTTTACATCAAAGATAAATTGGAACTGAATATGGAACTCTCGTTTGAAGAGAGAAACCATTTTACCAAACATTATCTCAAATGTTTTTGGCGTTAATGAATTTTCCCTCCTATTATTCTGTCTTAACATTAACTCAAATCCCCGATTAATTTCGGGTTCATGATTATTTAGTTTGCTTTTTTCTTCCTGGTCTTCTATCATTACTATATCTCCAGGCATCTTCTAAAATACCATAAAGGTAGTTTCTAATTTTTCTTGCTTGTGGTTTAGGAATATGTCCATATGCTTCCCTAAGAAGTTTATGTTCATTATCAGAACCACCCTCCAAATATTCATCTAAATCCATAATAATATTATTAATATTATTAGCGGTTTTACTCTCAATGAATGTTTCAACTTGATATCTTTTTGCACTATTAACTTTTAAATAATCATAAAAATTTAAAACAAATTTTCCATTAAAAGCAAGGTCAATAGCCTTTTCAACATCATGATGAACATCGAAAAGATTGTCGGTCATTAAATTCATGTGCTCTCAGATTAAATTATATATTAATAATAAGAATTAAACAGTTGCTTTGATTCATAAAACCAAAGATAATCTAAAGATGAGTTGTTTAATGTTTTAAATGCATCTTCAGGAGTTTCTACTAATGGTTCCCCAGCAAGATTAAAACTAGTATTTAAAAGAATTCCATGTCCGCTAATTTTTTTAAATTCTAGCAGAAGTTCTTTCAAGTGTCCACTATTAACCGTTTGGACTCTACAGGTTTTATCGACATGAGTTACACCTGGAATTATATCAGTTTTTACTGGAAAGCACACTGTCATAAAAGGATTCGATTTTAAATCTCTCATATCAAAATATTGGTCAGCATCCTCTTCCAAAACTATAGCAGCAAAAGGTCTATACCATTCTCTTTTTTTAATGCCATTAACTATTTCTTTTGCATTAAGGTTTAACGCATTGAATAAAATAGACCTATTGCCCAATGCCCGCTGCCCAGATTCAGCAAGATCATTATATATTGCAACAGATTTATTGGTATATAAAATTTTGGCAAGTTGTTTTATATCTACAGTAGTTCCTTTATATTGTGATATGTCATATTTAAAACCATGAACAAATGTATTTTTTATTGGAATTATTTGTGAATCTTTGGTTATCTTTCTATATGCATACATTGCTGCACCTATAGATATCCCACCATCATCACAAAGAGGTTCAAAATAAAAATTGATATTGGGAAATCTTTTAGTTAATAAATGATTGGATATTATATTCATTCCATATCCACCACTTATGCAGACATTTTTTATACCAGTTTTTTCAATAGAATTTTTTACTAACTTACAAATAGCTTCTTGTGTTTGAACTTGAACCTCAAGACAATAATCAGCATAAAACTGATAATTATCTTCTGTAATTTTTACATTCTTTCCATTGTCAATTAAATTAAAAAACAATCTTTCTTCAGCATCATTTAATAATACTATTGGTTCATCTATTGTCTTATCAAAAAAATTAATAAAATCTGGAATTCTATTCCCATATGATGACAACCCCATTGCCTTACCACAATCATCAATGGTTTGCCCCATAATCATTGCAACACCATCATATAAATTACCTATTCCATATTGTGATTTACAAATGTATCGACACCCATCAATACTTTTATCTAAATTTTGTGGAATAGAACTATGATGGTTTTTATAAATTGGAGTTATCTTATCTGGATATTCTAAAATATAAACAGATTCACACTCATGCATATTTTTTAATATTGCTCCAGAAGAATCTACTACTAGCACTACGCTTCTTTCAAATCCACTATTATAAAAAGCAATTGATGCATGATATAAGTGATGATGAGTATTAGAATTTATTAATATTATATTTTTATTCTTTTGCTGAATTATTTTATTTTTATCATCCTTTACTTCATTAGTATCATTAGTTCTAAAAATAAAATAGTCACACTTATCTACAAAATTTTCTAAACAAATTTTAAATATATTGTCTATCTTTTTGTCCTTCTTTACTTTAGAGAATCTTTCTTCTTTTAAATAATGTTCGATGACACCATTATTTAAAACAGTTGCCGATGCATCATGACCATCAAAAATTGATAAAATTCTCATAAAAGTAACAAATAAATATTGTTATAATAATTTATATTATAAGTGCATGAGTTTAAAAGATATCTTACTAGGCACATTTAATAATTTAGAACCAGTAGATTTACCTCCATGGTTAAACAATCATATTACAGAAAATGAATCTACTATAACTTCATACATTTGGAAGACTGATAAAATAAGAAGGATAAGGTTGTGTGAATTAAATATAAAAAATAAATTTTTTGCAGAGTCTTTGGTATTATATCCAGACTTCAACTACGAGTTTCCGATTCTTGGTACTGAATATTTGGGAACCTCAAGTAAAAAATATTTTGGAACTATAGACTTCCATCCATTGAAATCAGATTCAGAATATAATTCAAAGTATATTGATTCATACTTATCAGATTTTGCAGATAGAAAAAAAGAGCAATCTAAAATATATGATTTAAACAAATACTTTTCAAAAAAATTATGGCTTAAAAGTTCTGATGTATGTTTTTATAAAGAATACATAGATCAATTTACACAATATATATTTCAATATAAAAAATGTGTAGAAAATTCAAAGAAGACAGAAGTATCATACCTTTATCAAAAAGGATATGATTACCATCTGTCTTCTACAGATCCAGCTTATGGAATTTTAAAAGCACATTATAATAAAGAATTTGCCGAAAGATATATTTACAATTTTTTATTCGACCTACACTAAATTCTGCTCTTTTAAATACTTCACTGTTTCAGTACAACCACCAAGATGTTGTTGATCATTTAACAATACTTGTGGGAATGTAG